GCTAGTCGAACTGGACGTTTTGCATTCAATCTATCAGTAGTTCTCATACTTTCAAGTCCACTTCCTGGTTTTTGTGACAACATATTCTCTCCAAAAATATAATCATTCCATGATTGAATGAACTTCAGAGGAAGTAGATCAGCAGTTAACATCCAACCTAATTGAAATGTGCTGAAGACACGACTGGTTGCATAGTTTACTTGACTCTCACCTAAGTATCTTCCAGTAATTGATCCAGTTCCAGTGCTAATATTTGGCAGCTGTGCCTCATCACAGAAAATTTTGATATCTTCTTCTTTAAAATATGACGACAACGCTTTTTTAAGTTCTGGTGTTAGATAAAAATGCACATCAAAGTTATTGCTTGAAGCAATACCACCTCTATTACCGATCTTCTTTAAAAAGTTGTCTATAGACACACTAAATACCTACGTTGGTCTTTTTATATTTATGGCGTACTCTGGGTATTTTAAACCTAAAAACCCTCAGAAGTACCGTGGCAACCCGACAAACGTTGTTTACAGGTCGCTATGGGAACGAAAGTTCATGGTGTTCTGTGACAATAACCCTTCAATATTACAGTGGGGAAGTGAAGAGATTATTATACCATACAGAGCTCCTGATGGTAAGGTAAGAAGATATTATCCAGATTTCTACATAAAAGTTCGCGAAAAATCTGGTAACATCACAAAATATATTATTGAAGTAAAACCCAAAAAACAAACACAACCACCGAATGAGAAAAATAAACGAACTGCCTCATATCGTAATGCAGCTTTAACATACGCCAAAAACCAAACTAAATGGTCAGCAGCGCGTGAGTATTGTGAAGATAGGCAGATGAACTTCTTAATACTAACCGAAGACCATTTAGGAGTATAGAACAATGCCAAAAGGATTTGGTTCTACACAAACTATTAGAACCACAAATAAAATACCAGAGGGATATCAAACTCTATTTGACAAAATAAAAAGTAAAAGCTCAGGACAAAAGAAATCTATAAAATGGTATAGAGCAGCAGTAAAGTCAGAATCTGGTGCATATCAAAAGAATTTTAATAACAAAGGTAGTACCGATGTATCTCAAACAAACAATGAGTTACGTAATACTACATTAGAGAAACATTTTTATATGTTTGAGTATCAGGCAAAAATGAGATGGTTGCCTTACTATGACAGATTTCCATTAGTATATGTTCTCAAGTCAAAGGGTAGCGAATTTACAGGAATAAATTTGCACTATTTGTCACCAAAAAAGAGGATGATTGCTACCAAAAAATTATTACAAGGAAGAATCGACGTACCTAAGGCATGTTTCCATAAATACCTACATAACCATGTCCAAGAAGGAGTATACATTGACCTTGCTCAAGCAGAGTGGGATAGTGCTATTCTCATACCAACAGAGGAATTTGTGAAAAGTGTCAATGGTGTTACCTTTCCTATAGATAAAAGAACTGTATGGAAAGATACAGATGACGCTTTCTACGATAAAATTACGGGTCAAAGTAAATAATGGCAGATCCAAAACCAGTATCACAACAGGTAGAGGAGGAAACTACTACCAAAGATGAAGTAAAGTCAAACAAACAAAGTAACGATTGGTTTGATGCACTTCCTTGGACAGTTAAAGGTTCTCTTAAAGCACTAGGTCTAGATGATGATCTAGAAGGTGTGATTAATTGGATGGAAAATAGTCCTGCTGGTAATTTGTTGGAAGATGCAATTGCTGATCTCAAACAAACCGCCCGTGATCTAAAGGATGATATTATTGGTCCTGATGCAATTTCATTTACGGTAAAACCATCAGCAATTACAGGAGATAACGATAGAAACGATGCTCACAATTCATCACTGAGATATCCAAACGATTCTATATTGGGAAGCACAGATTACATGCTGTTCCAATTCTTTAGATATCAACCACCGTTTGGTGGTCAAGGCGTTGTTGCAAACCTAACAGGAGAAGGTACTGGTGAGTATGATAGTCTTTCTGAATATAATAGATCAGTAAGTGCCTTAAAAGTTGATACACAATTGAATCAAGTTGTATTATATGTTCCTCCTGATGTAACATCTACATATGGAGCAGAGTGGTCCGATCAATCTTTTAGTAACACAGCAGTTGCTAAAGTCAGAGGTGGTATGGCACTAAGAGATGGTAATGTAATTGGAGCATTGCAAGGTCAAGTAGAAAATGGACTGAATGCAGGAGGAAGATTACCAGAAATTGCTGGTGCTGATTTTATTAGAAATCAAGTTGCAAGTGCAACTGGTGAACAACTTAGCAGAAATGATTTATTCGGGTCATCAGCAGGAGTAGTGTTAAATCCAAACACTGAACTGCTATTCAGAAACCCCCAAATGAGAACCATTGACTTCACATATAAATTAGTTCCAAATAATCAAGCTGAAGCAGAAATTATTTTTGAAATTGTAAGAACATTTAAAATGTGCTTACACTCTTCGTTTGGTATTCCTGGTAAACAGCAGGGGCGTAAAGCGTCAAATCTAGGACAGATACTTAATATAGCAGGCAAAGCAGAATCAAAAGTTGGTTTTATTTCTGTTCCTAGTGTAGTTAAGTTTGCATTCATGCAGGGAGGAGGTTTACATCCATTCCTTCCACAATATAAAACATGTGCATTAGTTAGTGTTGATGTTAACTACACTACTGATGGACAATATGTTGTAACAAGAGATGGTTATCCAGTTGCAACTGAACTAAGATTATCATTCAAAGAACTCAAACTTGTGTACAGAGAAGACATTCGACCAGTTGGACCAAGTACATTCAAACAAGGAAATAAAGCTCTGCACGGAGGTCACTAATGTATTTTTCTTTAATCCCAAACATACAATATCCAATCAAACCTATTGGATATCCATTCACACAAGAAGATATTACCGTTGCTAAGAATTTCTTCAGAAGATATGAACTAAACAAAAATATCTTTGAGAATGCAGTGTTCTTTGATCTATATCAGATTGGTGATAGAGAAAGACCAGAACATGTAGCAAAGAGCGTGTATGGTGATGAGATGTATGATTGGGTAGTGCTGCTATCAAATAATATTGTCAATGCACAGTTTGATTGGCCCGTATCTAACTATGAGTTGACAAAATCAATTCAATCTGAATTTGATGATCCGTATGGAACCATTCATCACTATGAAACGTATGATTATGGACAATACAAAAAAGGAACCCATGTTGACAAGATCTTTTACGATGGTCAACATAAGTTCCTTTTCTCTGATGGTAATTACGTTACTAAAAATGGTAACGAAATTTCAAAAGCTATTACTGTTATGGAGCATTACACTGCAGAAAATGAGAAAAAGCGTGAGATCTTTGTTCTCAAAGAGGATTATTTCATATCATTTGTAGATGATTTTAGGAAAACAAATAGATATAAAAAGAGTGATGATTATATCACTGCTAGATTGAAAAGAGCAAGAATCTAATCGACTTTTTCAACAAATTTTTACCAGAATAATTTTTTCACTTTTCACAGATTTGATTATCAAATTTTGTCTCTAGTTTTGCTACTCGCGTGAGGAGAACTAGGTTGTCTTCCTCCACCTGATCGAGACGCTTACGTAGTGCCTCGATCATTTCTTTTTTCTTCATTAGTTAAGTTCATAACAAGCTGATCGTGCCAACTCTGGATTCTTTCTCAATGCTCGATGCACATGACCATGTACATCAGTTTCTAAAGTATGGTGTGCTTTAGTGTGGACTACCTGAATCAATCCTAAGGTCCCAACAAAAGTTAGGTTTAGGATTGTAACAGGGTGCAAGATAACTCCTAGCACTTTCTTCATCGAATGAATTTGTCCATACGAAGTTTAATATAGTACATTCCAAGGACCCAAAGGGAGAAGAGAAACCCCTCCCCGTAACCCATGGAATGCCATGCGTTTACTACGTCCATCAATCCTCAGCAAGACGTGCGAAGTATGACAGTGCATCGTCATCATCAACGACTGCTTCCTGCTTGACAGGAGAAGGAGCAGATGCAGTGATGTCAGAGTCGTTGAACCCACCAGTTGTTACCACTGGTTCGTACTCCTCATCATCAACAGAGGGACGTGTAACAGGACGTTGCCCAATACCAAGCACCATGTTCAGACGACGCTCAAGATCCTCATAGGACTTGAAGTTTTCCTTAGAAGTGAATGCTTCCAGGGAGTGCTCTGACTTCCAGGTTGCTTCCAGCACGTCATCATCTGCACTGAGAGCAGAGACATTATCAAACTCAGAACTATCGTAGTTCCAATAACCTGCGACCTTCTTGATCTTCAGTTTGAAGTTAGCACCTTCCCAAAGATCAAAGACGTTTACTGGTTCTTCATCTTGGAACTCAGGTTGCATAGCAGCGAGGATCTTGTCGTGGATCTTCTTGCCA